GCATCACAAAATGGTTTATATATTGTTGTAGCATCAGGAGCTGCTTCAAGAGATCCAGAATTTGATACCATAACAGAATTAGCTGGACAATTAATTTTAATATCAGAAGGATCTACTAATGCTGATGATTTATATTTATGTACAACTGATACTAGTGCAACACTAGGTTCTAGTGCTATATCGTACACACAAGTATTTCCAAGTTCAGGCGGAACAGTAACTTCTGTTGCAGTAGCTGACGCAGGTTCTTCAGAATTTACAGTAACAGGTTCACCAATCACTTCTTCAGGAACTATTAACTTAGAAGTAAACTCTATTTCTAATACTAAAATTACTGGTCTAGGTACGGCTGCAACTTTAAACGTTGGAACTTCAGCTAACAATATAGTACAATTAGACGGATCAGCAAGATTACCTGCTGTAGATGGTAGTCAATTAACAAATATAGATGCAGCAAGTGCAGGATTCGCTATTGCTATGGCAATCGCATTATAATATAGGAGAAACATATGGCACAAAATTTTAGAAGATACACAAGCAACGATGTAGGTACATCTGCTGCTACATTATTTACTGCTGACAGTTATGATACAGTAGTAGGTATTTCAGTAGCGAATGTTACAGCATCTAGTGTAATTGCTTCAGTTTATATCAACGATGGAACAAACGACATTTATCTAGTCAAAGATGCACCGATACCTGCTGGTTCTGCATTACAAGTATTAGATGGTGGAGCTAAGTTTGTAGTTCAATCAGGAGATGCTCTAAAAGTAATTTCTGATACTGCAAGTTCTTTAGATGTTTATGTTTCCACAGTTGATGCAATTAGTACATAATAGGAATTAACTATGCCTTTTATAGGAAACAAACCAACAGCAGTACCTTTAACAAGTGCTGATATTCAAGATGGAACAATCACATTAGCTGATTTAAGTGCTACTGGCACAAAAGACAGCACAACCTTTTTAAGAGGTGATAATACTTTTAATACTCCACCATTAGGTGGAATTACAATGGCAGACCAATGGAGATTAACAACATCATTTACTAATGACGCTGCTCCAATTTCTTCAAATTTAGAAAGAGTAGACACAGATGGGTTTGATAAAATTGGAACAGGTATGTCTGAATCAAGTGGAATATTTAGTTTTCCAAGCACAGGAGTTTATTTAATAATTTATCAATGGTATGGAACAGCATCAGTAGCTCAAGTTTATTGTACTTCAGCTATAGAGGTAACATTAAATAATTCTACTTATAGTCCAGCTAGTTATGGAGAGGTTAGTTTTTATGGTGTAAATACTTATAGCTCATCTGTATGCTCACATATAGTTAATGTAAATGACATTTCAAATATTAAAGTAAGATTTACAGTTGATGCTGTAAGTGCAAATACATCAACATCAGGTAATACAGGAGTTACTCTTACTGGATTTACATTTATTAGATTAGGAGATGCTGTATAAAATGAATAGAGATTACTTACAAGACGCACTACATACTTTTAATGGTGGTAATTGGTACGGCTGGAAAACCCATGATGATAATGGTAATAAAATTCCTAATAACCAACGTATGTGCTATGAGTGCATAGAGATTATTAAAGATGGTGCGGTTATGCCATCTAAAGCAGAAGTAGAAGCAAAGATAGAAGAAATCAAAGATGCTGAAGTTGCAAGAGAACAAGCTGAACAATCAGCAATTAATAAATTAAAAGCATTAGGTTTAACTGATGCGGAAGTAGAGGCATTTAGAAAATAATGGCATATATAGGACGAGATATAGATAAGATTAGTAATGTAGAGGTACTAGATAATATTACCTTTGATGGTAGTTCATCTTACACCTTACAAAAAGGTGGAAGTAATTTTACTCCATCTAGTGCGAATACATTATTAGTTAGCATTGATGGTGTTGTTCAAGCTGGTAACTTTACTGTATCTGGTTCAACTATAAATTTTGGAACAGCAGTTTCAGCTTCTTCTACTTGCAATTTTATTTTACATTATGGAGTTGGTTTAATTACTACTCCAGCAGATGGTACAGTAACAAATGATAAAATAAATTATCCTCTTGCTAAAAGTGGTGCTGTTGTTTCTTCATTTAAAAGAACTACAAGTGATGGAGATATAATTAAGTTTTACAAAGATACTACAAATGTTGGTAGTATTGGCGCTCATAATACTCGTATAACTATAGGTAATGAAGATACTGGACTAAAATTTAATTCTGGAATAGATTCTATATTTCCTTTTGATTTAAGTATAGAAGCTAATAGAGATAATGCTGTTGATTTAGGTTTTTCTACTGCAAGATTTAGAGATATATACTTAGGTGGTGGTGTATATGTTGGTGGCACAGGCACAGCAAACAAATTAGACGATTACGAAGAAGGAACTTGGACACCAACAATATCTGGTGGTTTTAATGCAGGTGTAACTTATGCAGTACAAGGTGGAACATATACTAAAATTGGAAATAGATTATTTTTTAGTTGTCGTCTTGAAATTGGAACTGGAACAGGAAATGCAAATAGACTAGATATAGGTGGACTACCTTTTACTTCTGCTACTAGTCCAAGTGGAAGTTTTGCAGGTGGAGCTTATTTTATTTATGTAAATGCAAATATTATCAATAGCACTACAACTAATTCACCAGCAATTTATATTCCTCAAAATGCATCATATATGAGTTTTTATAAAACAAATGGTATTGATTTTGCGGGAACAGATTTATCTGTACCAACAAATGCTGATTTTTACTTAAATGGAACTTACATAACAAATTAACAACAATAGGAGAAAACTATGGCAATAACTAAACAGACACAAATCGGAAAGATTGAAGTGGTCGGAAAATACAAATCAGTTCAAGTGAGAACAGATATTGTAGTTATGGAAGATGGTGAAGAACTATCCAGAAAGTATAATAGACATGCTTTAATGCCAGATGAGGACATATCTAAAGAACTTCCAGAAGTTCAAGCAGTATGTAATGCAGTCTGGACACAAGATGTCAAAGATGCTTGGACAACATTTAAAAAAGAACAGGAAAATAATTTAGGATAATGGCAATCATAACTTTAAATAATAATTCTTTATCTGGTGTAACAGCATTACCAAATGTTGCTGGAAAATTTATTGGTTCAACTAGCAATACTAATTATGATGTAAGTTGGAATTATACAGTTAATCATTCTGGATATAGTAATGGTGTTCAAAGAGTTACTGCTACTAGAACTCCAGCTACTAATAGTACATCTTTTTTAATTAATTATAAAATGGGTTATATTAAAGCCAGTAACATTTCCGCAATAAAATGCAGTTTATATATTAATGATGCACTTACTAATTTAGATAATGGAGTTAGTTTATTTAATCAAGTATATGAAAATCATAGAGTAACTACGAATGGAACTGGTTATTTTTATACTACTGGTTCTGGTATATATTCAACAACATCTACAAGTGCTGTAAAAATAGGAATTTATGCAGAAACTTATGATGAAAGTACAAATTCAAATTTTCAAATTGCACCTACTGTTAACTTTGCGGCAGATATTTTTGTAATGGAATTTGCAACTTAATGGAGAAAATATTATGACAATAAATTATAAAGGAAGTGCAATATTAAAAATAAATCCAAACGCTAAATTTTCTATTCAACATACAGAAAATGAAGATATTATTACTTGGTTAGATGAAACTACACCAATCTCTAAAGCTGACATAGAAGCACAATTATCTATTATAGAATTTGAAATGGCATTAGATGAATTAAGAGCCAAAAGAAATAAAGCTCTTGCTGATTCGGATTGGACAGTATTAACTGATGTACCATTAGAACCAGCACAGAAAGCTGCATGGATGAATTATAGAACTTTATTAAGAAATATAACAAATGGTTTAGAAACTACAGAACAAGTTAAAGCTGTTACTCTACCTATACCACCAAAATAAAATGAACAGATCAGCAACAGAAGTAAAATTGGAATTTATTTGTAGAGAAATTAAAGAACTAAAACAAGAACAAAAAGCATTAAGAGCAGACATTAATAAAGGCAAAGGTGCTATTTGGCTTCTGTTAATTATATCTGGTTTAGTTACTGGACTTTTAAGTTATTTTAAATAATATGTTTCCCTATACAGAAGAAGAATTACAGTTTATAAACAAATAACAAGGAGATAATATGTTTAACTTTAATC